TCCTTATCTTCACCTTTAAGCATTAGCTTGTTTTCAGGTTCTGGGAATGTTAGGTCTCTAATAGATAGGATTACATAAATTCTGTCTTCTTCACAGATATCTTTGTAAGTCAACATCTTTGTACCTGATTTGAACTTTGTACAAGATTTAATAATAAGATTAAGCTTCTCTTCAATATCGACAAGATTTGTCTCATCCATTGTTGAGAATTGTCTAATCTCAGCTACTCTTGCTGAACGAATTTGAAGCTTTGCATCTGTTGGATAAAACTTACCTTCAGAAGGTAGGTCTTCTAGATTAATATCCATCCATCCTAAGTGTGCATCAGCATCTAAAGTATCATTCTGCCATCTAGCCATTGACGCTTTACCAAGACCATTTTTCTTAACCTCGTTAATCATGTCTTGGTCTTTGCTTTCTACCATGTCCTGGTAGGGATCCCTCGTGTTGTTTTGATCTTCCATAAATTATTTGTTTTTGAGCTGCTTTAGTTTATCTTTACTGAAGACTTTTTCTTCATCTCCTCTAGATTCTATCTCAGTTCTGATTAATTCTCTAATAAAAGCGGACATTGAAATAGGTCTAATACCTCTTTCGATTGCATCATTTAATATAATCCTATTGAGGACCGCAACCTCGTCTTCGGATAATAGTACTTGCAATTTGTTAGTTAGTTTTGAACTCATATTATAATGGTATTATAATAACTTTTTTAGGGTTAAAAAGAGAGCAGGTTTTACCCTGCTCTCCAAAATTAAATTAATAATCAATTAAGCTAGTTCTTCTTTCCATGAATCACATCTGAATTGAACTTCCATTTCCTGTGGTTCAGCTGCTGAATAATCACCAGCTTCTAGGAATGGCAAGCCAGACATTAGGAAACAATCTTCTAGAGTAACCGTTCTAAAGATATCACCCTTTCTGTTGAATTGAGTAACGATGATTGTACCAACGTAATCCTTTTTAAGGCCCATTTCACCAGTGTTAGGGTTGTAGATTAGTTTATACCAATCCTTTAGTGTTTTGTAAACATAAGCTTCGTTAGCTTCGTTTAGGTTAAGTGTAAAACCAACTGTTAGGTCGATAGACGTTGTATCTGGCTGACCAGCGAATGAACGTGTTACAAACTTAAACTTCTGCTCAGTCGTGCCGATAGCTTTGTTGATATCCATACCAGAAATTGACTTAACATGCTGAAGTAGCATGCCAGCATTTGCAACACCGGCTGGAGGAAGGATAGTTACTTCGAATAGATTCTGTTGAACTGGTTCAAAGTTTCTACCTTTCTTGCTTGTTTGATCTTGTGAATAATGTGGAAGTGGCATATCTTCTATAATCTTTTTTTATATATCTGATTAATTGAAGTTACCTGTCGCAATTTCACCAGTGTTTAGAACTGTAGTTCTTTGAACAACAATTTCTAGACCTTTAACCGGCTCAACAAAAGTATCTAGGATACCGATGTTTGCGTCAATGACCTCATTTGTATTATTTGTTGTATCCATTACGTTTTTGTAATCGTACACACCGTAATCCGCCTTAACTGATTCCATGAATGAATCTGCAAGTGTCTTGATTTCAAGTCTTGTTTGTGGTGTGTTGAATTCAAATACGTAATCCTTTAGGATTGCTGCTAGACCGTCCTGGATGTAAATCAACACCTCTCTTACGTGAGCTGAAGAAAGAGCTGATTGAACTGACTGCTGTGCAGTCTTGTTACCTAGGATAGTTAGACCCGCACCTCTTTGGAAAACGATTGGGTTGATACCGAATGGCTCAAGTACGTCTCTATCTGCCTTATCAAACGCGTATTCAGCGCCAACAATACCAGAACCTGAGATAACGCCTCTTCTTGGACCAGCAACGATTGCCCATGGTGCAGAATCAGTGTACTTATCAATAAAGTTATTAGATACGTAAGCTGCAGATGGAACCACTAGGTCCTTGTTATTTTCTCTAGCGATAAGTGCAGTGTAGTAGAATGCGTAGTTAGCACCATCATTGATACCTGGTAAAGCATAAAGAGATGTTGGATTCTTATCTAGGTTACCACCAGTTGCAATGTAGTTGATATCAAACGCGCCGCCTGCATTAGTGAATGAAGGGTTAGTTGACTTCTTGAATTCAAAAATTGCTGGAGCATTTAGAATCGCAGATGCATTCTGTCTTTCTTTTGCAAGTGCAGATAGCTGAACCTTGTTTAGAAGACCACCGTCATAAGATGCGAATGTATCAACAATATATCTGAAAGTAATATTGTCTTTATCAACTAGTGCGTTTGCTAGACCAGAACCAAGTGTTACTGCATCTAGGCAATCAGTAATTGTTTGTGCACCAACTGCAGCACCATTTAGTACAAATGTTTTATAGTGAGAAACTGCTTTTTCAAATGACTTGTAACCTTTAAAGTCTGAAGTTGCCGCAGCTTCACCAGATGTGTATACTCTGTATGTAATATCACCCGTAACACCATCAACAGTTTTAGCAATTCTTAGAACCTTAACCAATCTATTTGGTTCAGCTGCTAGGATGTAATCACCAGCAACTAGGTCTAGGTCATGAGCACCAGCTGTAGATACAAAATCTACAAATGCACCTGACTGCCAAGTGTACGTTAGGTTTGAATCAAGTGCATAAGATCTTGCACCAGCACCGATAGCATATGACAGAAGATCATAAGAAAGTCCAGCACTGTATGAGTGACCAACTAGATCAAGCTTAGTGCCTGTTTCATCTAGGATTGCATCTTCTTGAACCGCGCAGAAAAGACCAGTTCTTCTTGCTTCAGAATTAATGATAGTTTCAATGTAAAGGTTATTACCTTCTTTATCAGTGAAGTTTGGTAGGATCGAACCTGTGTATTTTGCAAGTAGAGAAACTTGTCTTAGGTTTGCAAACTCATCAAGCTTTGTTTTATTTAAACCAGCCGTTGTGAAGTATTCACCGTAAATAGGATCCGTATCCATTGCAGCTGCCTCAAATGAACCCTTGAATACAAATACGTCAACCATAAAGTCTGACATGTAATCAAATGCATTTAGGTGTGCAGGTACATTACCTTCACCATACCAGTCTCTTGCTAGAATATCAAAACCTTTTGTGTCTTGAGCAGCTCTAACAATAACAGTGATATCATCTTGCTTGATATTGATAAATCTTAGTGCATTTTTTTCAAATGTACCAACGACTGCATTCAATTCAGCATCTGATGGTGTCCAGAATTTTTCAGTGTTGAAAAAGCTTGAATAGCTGTTTTTACCTTCTTGTGTTACAAGCGTTGCATCAGTTGCATTAGTAATTAGACCCTTATAGTTGATGTAATCACCAGACTCTGGTGTAACAATAACCGTTGGATTTAATGGATCATAAACCGGTGGTACGTATGCGTCAAAAGAAGACAGGTTAAGTGCTAGGATAGGACCTCTTGTTAGAGCTGCAAGCGCAGATCTGTGGAAGAACATACCTTTCTTTTCAAGGTTCTTGTCGATTGAACCGAAAACCTCGATAAACTGTTCAGTAGTGCTAATAAGAACTGGAGAATTGTAAGGACCCTTCTTAGAGTGACCTACAACCAGTCTGATAGTTTCAGCTGGAATATTTGAAGTCTGAGACTTGTCAAATTCTAGTCTGTAAACACCCGAACTTTTAAATTGTAATAGTTGTGGACTTAGTGCCATGATGTATAACTATATTTTTTATTTTATGTATATATCTCCGTTTTAATCTAATTGTTATGATAATAGATCATAAATATCATACTGTAGGTCTCCATCGCCATCAAAATCTTTATATAAAATAGATTCCATTTTATCATGTAGACTTTCATCAATAATATCTAACGCTTCTTCCACAAAGTCGGCATAATCAGTAGTACCGATAAATTCACAGATAGTTACACACGTCATAATAGTATCATCATTACCGTGCTGTCCACCGTAAGAACCATTTGGTAAAGTACCAAACATTGACGCTTCGTCAACTGTTGTCTTTTCATCAAAATAGACGCGGTTAGCTTCTGCTAGCTTTTTTAGGTTTTGACACATCACCGGTTTGTTATCTGATTTAATACGAATACCCGGCTTCAAAACCCTGGCGTCATGGCGGTGTTTGAACCTAACAATCATTTCTTCATCAAAGTCATTTCGTCTTGGAAAAAGAGAAGTCAAATATTTAATAAGAATTGTACCGTATGTATTGAATTCTATAACCAGCTTTGTGTTCTCCGGATTGAAAATATCTACTGAAAGTGTATAGAGAACTTTTGCAAAGTCTTCAATAACATGTTCATTAGACCTAAATACGCCAATTTGTTTTAACATGAAAAAGTCATACATGGCACCCGGATTTTGTAAGATTTCCATATGCTTTTCTTTCATAGGTATTAATTCAAACATGTTGATAACAGAATAGTCACCACCATTACCCTCCGCAATATCAATTGAGAACGTGAAGAATCTTCCATCTTCTCTTGCATATGCTGGATCAAAATCTGGATGCCATTGAAGAAAACCCTTCATATCCATATGAATATTTTCAAATTCATCTAGGTCGTGGTATACATAATTCTTAATGCCTTTACGTAGCATCTTCATTGTGCCCGGGCTAAATAGCAGGTTTGACGATGAAACGAATTCATTACCATACTGTCTATTAAATGCCTCTTCAGAACCTAGGTTATTAAGTTCTCGTTTGTACCAGCTATCATCACGGTCTGGGTGTTGCCACCAATCAATACGTGTTGGTTTATATGCATTTTCACCGCGGTCAGCTGCCGAATAAATTTCATAGAATTTATTAAAGCCGTTCGGTGTTGATGTGATATTAATACGAGATACCTTCGAAGCCGAAAGCGTTGGATAAACGTTTTCATAAAACGTATCCACAATTGAAGGATGCACGTGAGCAAACTCATCCAAATACAGGTTGTGGATTGTAAAACCAATACCCGATTTTGCAGTTGTTGATTGACCAACAATACGGCAACCATTGTCACACTTAACGTTCATAACGTCATACTTGATAATACCGGGCTTCATATAGAACGGTAGGTTTTCAAGTACAACTTTTGCTTTGTCAATAATCTCTTTAGTTGTATCTGATTTATTGGCAAGTAGTAGGGTTGTCTTATCAAAGTTGAATGTCAGGTACCAAGCATTAAAAATAGACGCCGTGACGGTTTTACCCATCTGTCTAGATGCAAGTACAACATTGAATCGATTGTCCTGGAAATCTTTAAGTAACTGCTTTTGGTAATCTCTAAGTTTAACTTGTTGAATACCCTCATCTGTCATTACAACAGCATATCGCTCAGCAAAGTATACAATATCGTTTGCACATTTTGCTAGTTCTGCAATTTCTTCATCCGTATATTCAAATACAATATTACCCTTACGAAGGTACTGCTTACTTTCGTAAAATGGTAAAGCAATCTTGGGGCGATAGCCCTGGTCCATTGCTAAAACTAAGTCATTGACTTTATTAGTGGACCATACAAGTTTCGATGCTTCTGTATCTGAATCCTCTTTTGGAATCCAAACATTATCTCCAGTATAATCGCTCATATATTAGTTATTCTTATGGGATTAAAGTCTAACGCATCTGTATCTGCATATATTGAATTATAATCATTGGAATCAATAAAATCCTTTAATGTACCTTTGCTAAAATCTAAAATATCTTTTTTATATAAGATCCAATGATGTGTCATAATTTTACCCATGTCATCTTCATCATGTGCCATGTCTATGATTTCAATTTCACCGAAAACTGACTTAAATCCTTTTAATTTGTTTGATTTAATTATATTTGAAACTTCTGATATAATACCCTGGCAATCTCCTAACGATTGATTATCTAGGAAATCTTCCCAACTATCATAATCATTTGCTGATAGAATTTCATCAATTATAAATTGAATATCTTTATCTAATTTATATTCCTCAAATAGTTTTACACGTCCCATATTAATCTTCTGTGTTTTCTTC